CTTATGGATGGCCGCCCGCGTCTTGGGACCGTCGATGCCATCGACATCGCCAGTGTACGCCCCGGTCGCCTTGGCGCTGGCCTGAAAGCGCTTCAATTCTTCTTTGGTGCCACCATATCCCAGCCAAAGCAGCCCGACTGCGGTATAGAGCACCAGACGATCCGCGAAGCCATTGAGCCCGCCATTGATCCGGCGGGTGATCATTTCGATATCGTTGATATCGGCGTAGCGATTGAGATTGCGGGTCGACCAATACCAGATCGGCCCGAGACCTTCCCACGGGTCGGAATTGACGGCCGAAGGCCGGGCGACGAAATCGGGAGGGGTAAGCCCAATCTCTCGGCACCAATCGCGGAACTGGCGATAGTTGTCCCTGCCGGTGATTTGGATACCCGTGCGGCCCTTGTAGAGTTCTCCGTCTCCGTCCCGCTCAGGCGTGTTGCCGAGATCGGTTCGCGTATCGTAACGCTGCTGCGCCTGCGTCGGCCCCCAAACCTCCTGATCGTACCGGAAACGGCCACTTTCATGCATGATCTGCGCGAGATAGTGGACGATCCGATGCGGCTGATCGAGCCCCACCCGACCGCCATAGGTGTCCAGCGCCCCGACTACGGACGCAATATTGGCCCGGTCCGCCCGCGCATGCGCGAGCGGCACGAGCTGATCGACTGTCAGCTTCATGCTGTTCTCCCTGAGATGGAAAAAGAAAAGCCCCGATGGACGGCGGGGCGGGATCATGGTGTCATCCGCCCGTTGAATGGGGGATCACATGGACATTTTCAGTTTTATGCTCGGAATACCGGTGGGTGGCCTGATCGCCGTGGCAGCGCTGGCACTCCTGCATCGCAGCCGGGATTAGGCGGCGAGCAACGGGTTGACCGGCCAGACCGGATGAGCCGGATCCTCGGTGTTTTCCGGAAGATCACGCAGAGCCTGACGATAAACGAACAAGGCGTCAAACAATTGAGGCGTCAGCGTTGGTGTTCGGCCTTCTGCAAGGGTCTCCTCGTAATGGCGAGTGATCAGCCAGTCGAGTTCGGCGAGCCGCGCATCGCGAGCGCCCCGCAATGCAGCCCATGCCCCCGCCCTAGCTTCCGCTTCCCGCTGCTCACGGGTGATGATTTGGGACCAATCGATATTACTCATCGGCCGGCACCTCCGGTTCCGGATCGCGCGGGAGCGCCAGCTTACCATTGGCGGGGTTCACCAGGGTCTCGGGGAAGGCAACGGCCTGCGATGGGTTCGGCCCGTGCGGCAGGATCAGCGTCAAGCTGATGCCGCCATTGATCCGCTCGACATCGCTGGCAAGCCATTCGCAATCGACCGCCTCACGAGGCAGCTTTTCGCCATTGGACAGGTCGGAAAAGTCGAATTCTTCGCCGTTGATTGTAAGCACGTCACCATGCTTCAGAACCTCCAGCGCGTCATCACGGCGCTGGGGGCTGAGGGAAATCCTCATGGATCACTCCTTGGTTTAAGAAAAAATGCCGCTCTCACGACTCTGACGGCCTTTGCGCGTCAGAGACTGGCGGACGCGAATGCGGCAGCGGCGCGGGCAGGTCTTAGCGTACCCAATGCCATTGCTGAACGTATTACCGGAGGATCGGACGCCCTCGCGAACATCACTGAAAGCGGGTGGCGGAATGTCTTCTCCGAGGACACGGCGACAATGGATGTCCCGCCCGGAGCCGGGGCAGGTATCGTATATACCGAGTACATCAACTCGGCGGGCTGGTACCAAGAGTATCTCGACCTCACCACCGGCATCAAATGGTGGAGACACAAGCGTGCATCGACACTTACGGCATGGACGTCCGACATATATCGTCGCTCGAACATTCTTGCGACCGTGGGGCAATCCGGTGGCGTTCCTACCGGCGGCATCATCGAGCGGGGTGCAAATGCCAGTGGTGAGTATGTCCGCTTCGCTGATGGCACGCAAATTTGCATCGGCAGAGCAGACAATATCGGACCGATCAGCTCTGTGGTCGGTAGTGGATTTTCGAGCCTCGGAGAAACCCCCCTCGGGACCTATCCCGCTTCCTTTAGCGGACCGCCCGTTGTCGGTCTGATTAGTGGCAATACTGGAGGGTCACTCTATTCCATTGCTACGGCTGTCGGTTCAGGTACTTCCACGCAGCCGCCCGGGGCCCAGCTCTTCCGCTTTACATCCCAAGGAAGCACTTTGTTTTTCGTTCGGTATCTCGCCGTCGGATGGTGGTTCTAAAGCGCGGCTCTCACGACTCTGACGCCGGCGGCGCGAGACCTGCTCGCTGGAGGGCAGCTACCCAATGGGCAGGTTCGAAATGATCTTCCGCCCGATAAGGCTTTCAGGCGCGGAAACATACTCGGGGCTGTGTCGCAATCGGGTGGGTCACCGAGCGGAGCGATCATCGAGCAGGACAGCAATGCCGGAGGCAATTACGTCAGGTGCGCCGATGGTACTCAAAAATGTTTCATCCGGACGGCAGTGGTCGACGGGACCTTCGAATGGACATACCCCGCAGCCTTTGCGGCTCCGCCTGTGGTTGTGGGCGCCGCCGAAGGAGGCCTGGGAGCTAGTGGGAGCGCAGACGGGCGCGTGATGCAGCTCAATGGGTCTCCCACCACTTCATCGGCCATCTTGCGATGCTGGCGGAGCAATGGATCGTCCGGCGGGAACATCGTTCATGCCGAGGCGGTAGGCAGGTGGTTCTAGCTCCTTCCACTCCGCTCTCACGACTCTGACGGGCTTTGCCCGCACGATCTTGGACGACGGAAGCGCGGCCGCCGTCCGGCAAACCCTCGGGGTGGATAGCGAGATCGGGGCCAATGCAAACGGCAGCTATGTGCGCTTTGCAAATGGGTTTCAGGTTTGCGGGGCGCCGTCTGTTCCGATCACTAAAAGCACCGACGCAACCGCATCAGGATCGTGGACATTCCCGGTCGCCTTTTCAGCTACCCCGTTCTATGCCGACTTCGCGGTCGACTCGATCCCGCCTCCCGGGTTCAGAGAAAACTCGCAGCGTCCGTCAGTGAATTCGGGCAACACGGCCATGAGCCTTGCAGTCTTCCAGAACGGAGCATGGCCCGCAGATTTGAGCATGATGGCGTGGTGCATTGCGGTCGGACGATGGCTTTGAAAATACCGCGATGGTGGCACACCGGGGTGGCACGCTGAATTTGACGGTGAAAAACCGGCGATATCGGTGAATTTTATGCGGATGATAGTGCCGGCGGGCCGATTTGGAGCCGAAATTGGCGCTCCGAATTGCAAATTGTCGGGATTTTTTGCCTGTAGCCGAGTGTGCCACCGTAACGTGCCACTTTATAATCCCCAACGAGCGAGCGAACGCTGCCTAAAACCACCGGCCGATTGCCACATATTCTTGCGTGAAACCCGATGCGGTCGAGGCGATAGTACGCGCCGAGTAGATGCCAAATCCGGAAGCGGATGGCGAATTGCAGAAGGCGAATATGATCGCCTGGTCGGGTGACGATCTTTTGGATGTTGTATCGATATTGGGCACCGACGCGAACGACACAGGAAAAGTTACGGGAGTTACATCGCTCACGTACCAACCTGAGGAATTTACGGTGTGTCCTTCGGACACGGAAGTTCTGACGACATTCCAGCAAATCTGCGTTCCGTCAGCGTAGCGCGCAAACTCGCCGTTGGCATTGCTGCCCGTTTCGAACGCCACCCCGAGGGTTTGCCGGACGGCGGCCGCGCTTCCGTCGTCCAAGATCGTGCGGGCAAAGCCCGTCAGAGTCGTGAGAGCGGCTTCTAGAACCACCTTCCGATTGCAATGAAGGTCGCGTTAGCGTTGACGCGAGCATCGGAGCTACTGGAAATTCTAAAGGTGACCGCCGATGTCGTTCGGCCACCCAACCTAGGCATTGCGACTGCCGTAGACGCGCCACCGGATGTCATTCCGACTATCGAATAAGAGTTGTCGATAAAGTTGGCTGGCAGCAAAACGGTCACGTCATTCGCTTCCGACCCGGATGCTTGGAACCAACAAATCTGCAGTCCACTCTGTGACCGCACGTATTGCCCATTGGCGTTCTCGCCGTACTCAATTTCACTGCCGATTAAATCGTGTAGGGCGCTGGCGTTGGCGGTGCCCAGCATGGATCGCGCGAACGAACTTAGAGTCGTGAGAGCAGCTTAGTTCCACCGGCCAACGGCGATTCCACCAATGGCAGTGAGCGTGGACGAACTCACTCCCTGCAGATGATAAAGAGTGCTTGCCGAAGTTGTTGCGGTTGCCGGCCCGGGAACTCGACTATTCGTACGTGTCACGACCAAGACATTCGGGATGGCGGAGAATCCAGCGGGAAACGACCAAGCGACGGCCCCACGATAAAGACTGCCCAAGAAGGTATTGGTGTCGCTGCAATCGGCCGAACCCGCCTCGAAGTTCCAACAGATTTGGGTCCCATCGGCGAGCCTCACATACTCGCCGTTTGAATTGCTTCCCCGCTCGATCACCGCCCCTGTCGGCACGCCACCAGACTGCGACACAGTTCCTAGAATATTGCCGCGCCGGAACGCCTTGTCGGGCGGCAGATCGTTGCGGATTTGGGCGGCGGGGACCTGACCGAGCGTACTATAGAAGGCTGCCGCATCCTCGTCATCCAGGAGAGATCGCGCGAAGCTCGTCAGAGTCGTGAGAGCCGCACCATTTGCCCCTGTGAGGTAAGGAAGCTTGTCCGCCGCGCCGGGCTGGGAGAGCATTGACCGGGCCCATGCAGGGAAATCCGCCGTCGCCATCGAATTCGCGCTATCGAAGTAAGGAAGCTTGTCCGCCGCGCCGGTGAGCGCAGCCAACATGGGCAAATTGCCATCGCTGATACCGGTAATCAGGTCTTCGATCGCCTGCCGGTATCCCATGTCATAGGGCGTGCGCTGGATCTCGTACGCCGCTGCCGTCTGCGCCAGCCCCGGCCAGGCGCGCGCCAACGTCAAGCTGGTGTTGCTGTTGACCGACAGGATGCGGATCGAAAGGCCGCGATGCGTGCCGAACAGATCGCCCGGCCGCACGGCGCCGAGCCAGGCCGTCCCCTGCCCTACGACGTTGGTGCCGTTGGCGGCGACTGTCGCCGTTCCGGTCGAATAGTGAGAAACCGTCAGATCGGCCATGATATCTCCGGCAATAAAAAAGCCGCCTATTCGGCGGCGGGTTCGGCTTGGGGTTCGGCGGACTGCTCGGGCGGCTCATGCGCCGCCAGCAGCTCTCGCAATCGGGTGATTTCGGCGTCCTGGGCATCGACGAGGGCTTGCAGGCTTTTGGCCCTGCCTTCCCACATCTGCATGCCCGCGAGGTAATGTGCCGCTGCGGAGAGCGGCGGGATCTTTTGGGACATAGGAACCCTCAATAACTGTAAGCAAAGACCTTCCAGTCGATCGTCAGCGTCGGAATGATGTAGCTGCCCGAGTTCCGAGTGAACTCGCCGAGAAACCGGACACGATCGGCATAAGCGATGGAGCGCAAACGGTAATAGGCTATTGAGCCCAGGTTGCCGCTGATATCTTGAAGAACATTGCGCTCAATAATGATGTTGCCGCCCGACGATATCGAACGGCCACCCCCTTCAATCTGCAGGCTGACCTGCATGGACGGAATGCTCGAAAAGGGGCGATCAAAATAGACGCTCTGATCGTAGCTCCCCGAGTTTCCGCCTCCCCAATTTACCACTTGCGTCCCCTGCTCTACGACGCCGAGCGTGGGCCAGTCTGACGTAAAGAGCAGGTCAACGTTGCTGTCGGTCAGGACGTTGCGGCCCGGCATCGACACCTTGAGGCCATTCTGATCGAGAAGGACGCGATTGGCCATGTCAGATCATCAGGATGATGTAATAGACGCGCATATTCAGGGTGCCCTCGTTTCGGAAGATGACACGATCGGCGCGAACATCCATTATCGGGTTAGTGTCTGGGCGCAGCCCTGCGTTCACCGGCCCCGCCGCTGGCCCTCCCACCACGGTTCGGCCCGAAGAGGAGTCACCGAGCGGATAAAAACGCTCTTGAATGGTGCCTTCGGTGTTTCGGCGCAGCGCCAAAACAGCGGGCGGCTCGGAAAGCGTTGTTCCAAACATCACCGTTGCAGTGCTGCCGTCACCCACGTTGATGACGCCGGAAGCAAAAACGCGGCACGCCCCAATCCATCGGGTATCGAAGGCAACCTGCTTTGCGGGCAGATTGTCGTTGAGAACATTCTGCCCGGGCCGGGACACCCTCAAGCCCATCTGGCCATCGGGCAGTTGGCCCAACACGGTTCTGTTGCTCAATACGCCCCCCTGGGGATGTTGAGAACGGCCCAATAAATGTCCGAGGTTCTTCCCTGGGCTTCGCCCAAGCGGAAATACCCTCCGTTCGCCCCCGAATAGTGAAACTGTGCGGAAGCGTAATCACGCCCGTAGAACCAGACAAACGGCACGAAACCCAATGCGGGCCAAGTTATCGATGGGTTGTTGCTGGTGCTGACATTCGTCGCCACGCCAGAATGGATCACCTGCACCATCTTGGAGACCGAATCGAACATGAGGTCCGCCGATCCTGCCGTCAGCACGTTCTTGCCGGGTTTCGAAATGCGCAGGCCATCGTCATCGAGCAAAACACGGTTCGCCATTTCTCAATCCACGATCAGAATGCGGTTATTTGGACCTTGGATGAAGACACCCGTGCTCCCGGTCCCGACATGAAGGGTGCCGGTGATGTTGGCGTTCTGGGACAGGATGCTCTCGGCGCTGATATCCAGCGCGTCGATGAAATCCGCCGACATGTTCGCAACGGAAAGGTTCCGAATGCGAGCCGTGTCGATGAACACATTGTCTCCATCGACCACCAGCAGGCCACGCTTCGTTCCGGTCGGAGACGTGATGAAGGCGATCCGGTTGGCCACCATCAGAATTTCGGAGTTCCCGCCACCTGCCGTCACATACATGGCGGCACTAGCCGGGCCGACGCTCCCACTGGTAGCCGCCGAGAGCGCGATGCGAACATCTTCCCCCGACGCCGACGCCTCGGTAAAGATCCTCAACAGCCCCTCGGCCGACGCCCCAGGCACGCTAGAGACGAGCGAGGTGATGGCATTGGACGCCGCGACCAACCCCGTCGCGGGATTGTTGACCTGCGACGATAGCAGGCTCAGCGCCGACGCCGTCGCCGGCAAGCCGGTATTCGGATCGAACACTTCGGCCCGCAATTCCTCGATCCGCGCCACGATCGCGCTGTCAGGACCGGTCGCCGCCAGAATATCCAGCGACCATGCGGCCCGATTTGCCCCTGTCGTGCTGATGATCTCCTGGCGAATCTTCTGCCGGTCGAGATAGGCGTTTGCGCTGCTCGCCCCATCCTCGAGGAAGGCTTCCCGAATGGATTCGATGGTCTCGCGCGTGTTGTGCCTTTCCCAGTCAGACATCTCGCTGACCGAATCTCGGACTTGCTCAGCAACGCCATCCAGATCGAGCCACCCGCCAGGGATACGGATATCCGGAACTTCTCCTTCAATAAATTCGCGGATCACCCACGGACCCTGCACACGGCCCAGCGGAGCCACGCGCAGCGTAAGAACCTGTGGTAGCACGGTGGCGTTGAACCGGTTGTTGCTGCCCTCATAGACAGGAATCCAGCTCTCCTCACCGTCATAACTCACTTCGGCGACGTAGCTGGTGGCACCAACCGAAGGTCGCCACATGGCCTCGATCTCGAGACCGGCACCGGAGGCCCGGAGTTCAGCGACAAGGCCCAGAATTATCGGCCTCAAAGGCACTGCCGGCGGCAGCGTCGGCGGCGTCCAGGGCGAGGGCATGACCTCCTCGCCGTCGGCCATATAGACCTCGGGGGCATCGATCACAGCAAGCACATCGACCCGGTCGGAGCCGTTCGGAATGGCCGATACGACCAGGCCGTTGAAAGGCCGCGTCTCGCCCGTGCAGATTATGACATGCGCGCGCTCGGATCGGTCGCCGGGAAGCAAGGACGCGAGCGTGCCCATCTGGGCCTCGACCACTGCGCGATCGGCGGCATCGAGCGTGAGGACCCGCCCATTGATCGACGCCACCCGGCAAGGGCCCCATTCTTCGCCGCGCTTGTCGCGGACGATGACATAACGGTCCTGTTCCTCGGACGTCCAGGTATCGAAGTCCGACCAGGAACCGCCGTCATCCCAATCATCGCCCGAATAGTCGCGGTCGATTGTGAGGTTTTGACCCGCAATACCGACCAGTGAGACCGTCGCGGCCTGTTCGATAAAGGGGTGATGCACGAGGATCGGATCGCCCCGCACGAGCAATTTGCCTTCCCATTCGGACGTGAACCCCACGAACTCGCGTTGATAGGCGTTGACGGCGGCATCGGTCACCGCCTCGCGCCAGACATGATCGTGATCCGTCATGCCGAAATAGTCGATCCGCTGCGGCGCATCCGATCCGATCGATGCGAGCCCCGCACGGACCTCGCGCGTGTCCCAGATCGTGCGATCGCGATATTCGCCGATCACGCTGTCAGGCTTTTCTTCGTCGAACAGCACCAGCTCATGGCTGAAGCTGCCCCGGATCACGTTGCGAGGCGTAAAAACCGCACGCTTGACCTGTTTGGGCTCGAGGCGGGTAAAGCCCACCTTGCCGCCCACCCGTACCGGCTGGGCGCGACCTGCCCTGAGCACCGCGCGCAGCGCGTCCGAAATTGTCCACGACCGATCAAAGAGCGCATTGAATTCATCCCCACGTCCGGCCCAAAGCTGGTGCTTGGCCATCAGCCATGCGAGGTCGTATTGGGTATCGGCAAGGCCGATCGAATAATCACTGTTGCGCAGGATGTCGGCGGCGGCCCATGCGATCGATGAGGTCTTTTGCTCGACCCATTGCCCAGCGCCCGAATTCCAGACGTCCAGATAGCGGGCGGCAGTCACCTTCAACTGGTTGGCGGACACCTGACTTAGCTGCTCATTGGCCCGGATCTTGACCGCCAGAAGGGTGCAGTTCGGCGGCGTCACAAAGCCTGTCAGATAGCCGCGCAGCCCCTCCCACTGGACGCGGTTATAAGGGGCTCCCGCAGTCCCGCCATCCTCCTCTCCGCTCGTATCCCTGTTGGTGGCGCGGAACGTTACCTCATAGCGCCCTTCGGGAACCGATGCCGACCGCGACATCCGCTGGGGCGTGCGCGTGTTTCGGGTGATCGTCTCATTGATCAGGTTCGACCACCCACCGATCGGCGCACCGCTGTCGTCGATACGGCGATACTGCGCCACCAGGCCACGGTTGGCGGCCCTTGTGCCGCCCTCGCTCTTGGGATCGAACAGACCGAGCGGAAACGAGAAATCGAGCGCGATGCGGTTGATCGTCGTTCCGGCCGCGTTGACCACGAACGGCCCGAGCTGGTCGGGAGGATCGGGAAGAACCTGGCTTCCCACTTCCGGCGCCGTCACCACATTGGCCGGGAAGAGGGTTACGTCCTCGCCCGGATGAACGATCTCGATCTCGAGGTCGGAGAAGCTGTCGGTAAGTCCGCCCTCCGCTCTCCAGGCTTCGGTCTCGCCGATATCAATCCTTTCGATATCGGCCTTGCCCAAGGTGACCGCAAAGAGCTGGTAGAGGAACTGATCATTGCCCGAATATTCCGAATAGGGACGCGAGGCCAGCCGTGGGGCAAACTTCTCGCGGCCATAAAGCACGGGAACGACATCGAAGGGCGCCGCCTGATTGCTCGCGGCATTGGCGATATAGACCTGATCTCCGCTATCGTTGGGGACTTCGGCAGGAGGCGGGAACAAGGTGTTGAGCAGGAACGCCCCACCCGCCAGAACCAGCCCTGAAACAAGGCTCGAAGCGATCGACGATCCAGCAAAGAACGAGGCTGCCGCCCAGTGTCCAACCATCGGCGCGGCAATCGATAGGGCAAGCGCGGCGACAAGCCCAATGACCTGCTTGCCCGAGGCGTTGCCACCACCTGCGGGCATGGCAACGAACCCAATCACGTCCTCGGCACGCACCATCCGCACGTTCCACGCGCCGCGCAGAACCGGTGCGCCATCGAGCACGGCAATCGTCGGCAACCTGAAGCGCAATCCATGGAGCGCGATCACCTCTGCAATCGTCATCGGGCGCGACAGATGGATCGTGCGTTCGGGCGCGCCAAAAGGCCCCGTCAGCAGAACGGCTTTGCCGCCCGCCTGCACGGCAGGAAGATTTGAATTCATAGGTGTTCAGAACCTTATGCCGGCAGGTGAAACCGAAATTTTCGCCAGCCCTCGGCCTCAAGTTCGATGAGGCGAGAGGCCACGACGCCCAACCCTTCGAGAGCGTGAACGATCAGGCCGTCATCGTCGTCGATCCAGACGCCGATGTGGTAGCCTTGGACATGGCGAGCCATCGTCACCAGCGCACCATCCGCCGCCACATCGATCTCGCGCCAACGGCTGCGCTCGGGATGGGCCGATATCGCCGCTGCAATGGCCCATCGTCCCGCCTCGCCGGGCATCTCGAACGCGGGCATCTCTCGCCCAAAAACGGCGCGCTGGACGGCGCGGGCGGCGCTGTAGCAATCATAGGCGTCGGGCCCCTGCGCCCCCAGGCGATAGGGCTTGCCGATGAGGGCATTGAGGGCAGCGATACGACCGGACACGACTTTCCTAGCTCCCCGACGAATTGAGCGCGTCGATCGCTTCATTGATCTTGTGTCGAACCTCGCCAAGAGATTCTCCATTTTCATATCCCGGCAGGTCCAGCGCCTGGGCGATCTGGTTGAACGCCCCACGGATCTCTCCCTGACGGCTGAATGCGGCCGATGTGCCCGGCCCGTGCCATGCGTCGATCACCTCATTGATCCTGGCAAAATAGACCGGACGCGCATCGCCATTGTCGATGTGGGAAATCGGCATTGTCGTTCCTAACTCGAAACCCCGTGGAGCCCGGGGAAATTGTCCCGATCGAAGATACGACGCGGAAAGCTCTTGTTGAGCAGGTCGACGAAGCCTGCCGATCCGGTCAACTGCAGTTGCGTGGCCTTGACCACTTTCATCGTGAGTTGATCGACGATCATGTCGGGCGGCCCCGATACGGTGTATGCGCCCGTCATCAGATCGCGTTCGGCGACCCACTGGCGGAAAATCACCATGGCCGACGCTCGAACCTTTGCCGCGTTCTGCAGGTACGGCCAGATCGACCGCGGCACGTTGTCGAGCGTCATTTCCAGCGTGCCGAAGCTGCTCTCGGACTGTTCGGGCAATTTGATCTGCATGGCGAGCGGATCGTATCGTTTGATCTGCCCACCAAAGAGCGGCGCCCCAACCTCGTGCTGGAGGTTCCACGCCCGTTCATCGAGGGCAACACGGATCGAATCCTGGTTGTTCTCGAAGTCCACGAACTGGGGATGGATCAGCTCCAGAGTGGAGATTGGGTATTCATCGGCCGGAGCGGAGGCATAGGCCTCCTCGATGGCTGCGTTCCAATCGCTCATCAGTAATCCTCGACATCGAGGACCAGCGCGACACGGTGTCGAAGTCCATGTCCAGGGTTGTCGCGGAATGGCTCACGGAAACGGCAGGTACGTGTTACGTATTGCCCGCCCTTCCAGACCGGCATCAAAAACGGCAGGGTGCCTTCGACAAGATCGCCTTCGACCCATGCGTCAAAGACGTCGAAAGCTTCATTCGGCATGCGCACCGAAAATCTCAAGGTCGCGACCCTGAGAGTGGACCGCCGACGCTGACGGAAATTCCCATCCTCCATTTCAGTTGAATAGGGAGCCCGAAACGGCTCTCCCTGGAAAGAATTGGCGAGCGGTTCATGCGGGACGTCATCTGGCCACGCCTGCATCAGGGCCGCCTCCCCTTGCGCTGAACACCAAAAATTGTGCTCAACGTGGTGTCGAATGCCCCACGTCCCAGCCCTGCGTTCACGGTGCCGATAACGATCTTTTCGACGTCGAGGCCATCGCTGTCGCGTGTGGTTTCCCGCGTGACCTCGGCGCCGGTATGATTGTGGACCTCTACACGACTACCGGATCGTTCCTGGGTATTGCGTTGCATCATCGCGCCAAGGGCGCGCATCATCCCGCGAAACAATCCGTCAGCATTGTCCATCTGACGCGGGGTAAAAATGCCTTCGCCCTCTTCGGCGACCACCAGGCGTTCACGCGGATTGAGGCCGCCATTATGGTAGCGGTCGAGCCCAGCCGACATCGCCCGCATGCTGGGCGGATTGCCCCGCGCCACCATCCATCCGTCATGGGCGACCGGCATCCATCCAGTGCCCGGGATGAAACTCGCCTGGCGCCCACCGACTGTAGGTATCGGGGCGGCCGGCCCGCCGCCCATGAAGCTTGAAATCATGCCGGCAATCGGCCCGGTGACCCCTTGCCGGATCGATATGCGCAGCAGGTCGGCGATAATGGAATCCGCAAGGGATTTGAAATCCGCCTTCCCGGTCAGGACGAGACTGGCGAGCGCATCTTCGGTCCCCGAAAAGGCCGATGCCCAAGCATCGCCAACGCTCTTGGCGAGATCCCCGCCCTGGGCAGCGATCCGCATTAGGCCCAATTGAACACCGGCCGCCCAATCGTTCTGCGCTTCCAGTCTGCGCTGGGTCATCTGTTCGACGGCCTCGGTGTACTGGCTTTCCGTGATGATGCCGGCGGCCAGCGCCTGCTGAACCAACGCCAGCGCCTCGGCATAGTCGGCCTCCGTTTCCACCGATTCCGCGCGCTTGAGCACCGCTTCGGCCACGGCTCGATTGTAGGTGTCCTGATCGATCAGCCCCCGCGCCAGCATGGCGTTGAGCTGATCCATGGTCCGCGCGTATTCCTCGGAGGCCGTGCGCAGACGCGCCATGAGTTGTTCGGCCTGTTTTGCCAATTGATCGAGACCTGCCGATGTAGGCGCAATAGTCTGGGCAGGAGGCAAATTGGTCGGCTGATTATCGCGGCGCGCCAGAATATCCAGAATTCTGCGCTCTTCGTCGCTGATGGCCTGCAGGCCAGCCTCGAGGTTTGAAATCTGGTTAGTCTGCGATCGCCCGGCCAGGTCGGAGGCAATTCCCACGGGATCGTTCTGCGGCCGCCAATCTTGCGATTTCAAACTGTAAAGATCTGCCTCCAGTTGAACGCGCTCGGCTCCCAACTGCGTCAGACGAGTTTCTAGATTGCGCGTGGAAAGCTGATCCATCTCTCCGCGCATGAAGGCAATGGCATCG